GGATGCATTTCGATGCAACTATCCGACCAGAACCCAGGAACCCTCTTCATCCGTGCTGATGATAACTCTTTGATAGCATCTGGCGCACTTAACATCGATGACCCCAACAACATAGTGTCTCATCAAGCCGATATTTACCCAGATAACTTTGGGCCTTCTAACCTTAGTGAGATGTTCCTCTGCGTTAATGATACCTTATTCGTAGTCGCTGGAGTAAATTCCGCAGCCATTGGCGCTGAAGATATATTCGTGACCTGTCGCATCCGAGCTCGTGTTGTCAAACTCGGAACTAAGGATTGGATGGCAATTGCGATTCAGTCAACAGCCTCGGATAACTGATTGATATGCCGAACTACTGTCATCACTGCGGGACCGCTAGCCATTCTTCTACTACTAAAGGTGAAGAACGCAAAACAGCTCGTAAAGCGTATGAGCCAAAGCAGAAGGTCAAGCGTGCGCCATCTGCATACAACAAAGCATACTCAAAAGCCTTCAAAAAAGTGTCCCCACGCTTCAAGAAGAAGAGTGGCGGTTGGAAGAAGGACGGATTCAAGCGAGCAGGCGCAGCAGCACGGAAGGCGATTAAATGACCGACAGACCATTTCGAATAACTAAAGTGCTTGATGGCGCACAGTGGATATGGGACCAAGTAGGTCTAAAGTGGGATATTGACCCAACATATGAATTCGGTTCTGGTAATAATTGGGATGTCATAAGTGCGAATTTATTCCTTAGTAGGGAAATCCTAGATGTAGCTGGCTTATCCACTGAGGACCGAACTTTATTCTTTGGAAATCAAACCCTCCAGAAATCTCTTCCCTATACTACTACTGTAACCGCCTCTCCAGCAGGAGGTGGAAGCGTACTGGATATTGTAATCGTAAGTGATGTTCCCCTGGGCGATGCAGAAGACGCCACTCCACTTTCACTGATGGCAGGTTTCAATATGTCGCCTGATAATTATGAGAACACTAAATTAGGAAATGGCGTAGTATATGTTCAATCTACCAATGCCCCTCTAACTATGGTTCAATCAGATGCTTACAATTTCGGAAGCGGTGACCCCACTGCTTCAGATAGGCTCTACCTATACAGATGGGTTTCAATAATTTCCGGCGCAACTATCGCAGGACCAGGGGATTTACTTTCGGTTCCCGATATCCGATACCTAGCATCTGGAATTTCAACACAAGAACCAGACTTAGTGTATATCAATCGTTTGAGGTTATCTTATGAGCAATCCCAAACAGTCATATGAAGATGAGCTAAGAAGGAAGCTTCTTCTTCTTATGGGTGGAATGCACTTCCAATCCATTCCTAGTAAATTTACTGAGGCGCAGATTAAGAAATTCAAAGAGACTGAAAAGACCAGAACTTCAACTAGAGTAAGTTTTGAAGGAGAACACCATTTGTATTCTTCTGAAATACATCAGCCATATCAATATCTGGGACCAGACACTCAATATAAAAAACGCCAGGCATTAGGAATTGAGCCGATCAACGATTTAGATAGAATCGCCATGTACCACGACAGGGGATATTCAATCTCAGATGATTATTCAACTCCAGCTAAAGCACTCTCAAGAGGCTTTCATGATTTAGGAGCAGGTGCGGCTATGATAACCGCCTCAGTTAATCCTTGGAGTGATGCGCCATTTGCTATGTCGGTAATTTGTGGTGTTGGTTTAACTGCTCAAGGTTTTTTAAGAGTCTTACCAGGTACATCGTGGGGGATGGCTCTAGTCGACTATCTTGTATATTGATGTGTAAGAATGAAAGATGAAGACGAAGAACCCCCATCAACACCTGATATCGTTCTCGAGCACGGCTCTACTCGTCTATCTCTTGACCTGGACGGCTGGGAATGGTTCTGGTTATTCCTAGCAATCTGTTTCATTGGATCTATCTGGGCTAACTTCTTCTAATGCACAAAAAATTTCAGTTCGCCATTCTTCTAAACAACGTTCACATATTTGTTGACCGTTAACTTTGAACATTTTGAAAAGGTGTCCAGCATAATTAGAATCGTCCAGAGTTCTTTCATATCCACAATCCTCTCCATTACAACCAACCCATCGATAACCACCGCAATTATCTGGTAATTCATGAACATAGGATTCTTTGATGTACATCTTCATTCTTGTTGCCTCCTTTCGCGCTCTCCATTGATGAATTGCTGTAATTCATAAAGGCGCATACTGGGTCGATACACTTTGTTGATCTCTTTCCAATCAAGGTTTGGATCCACTAGTTGCAACTGTTCTTCTAATATTCCAATATATTCTATAAGTGCATCGAATACTGCTTGCACATCTCTCATTCTTTCACCACCAAGCGCGTTTGCATATTATCTATGAGGCAATAGGCACATTCTTGACCTTGTTTCATCCTTTCAGTGCATACTTTACAAGAGATCCATACTGTTTTTTTGGTTTCAAGGTTCAATTGCATATCTGAAAGAATCAATTTATTGACATAATGGCTTCTTTTACCTATCCTTGTGCCCAAATATCTAATGCAATCATCATCTAAGGTTATTGAAATCGCCTGTTTATAGCCGCTCATACCACTCCGAAACGGTTCTACTATATCAAATCATAATATTATGGGAAAAAGAAGGGGGCTAATGACTATATCATTAGGCTAACTGCTAAGGGTGGTAGGGCGGGCGACAGTCCAGCCGTAGTCGCTTCGCTCAAAGGATAGGGGTTTTGTGCTGGCAGTGTAATTTATACACCGAGTACACCTCCGCCCATCATGGCAACCGCAAAGACTGGCTCCTTCTATCTAACTGAAACTGTAACCTTAGCAGCTCTCGCAGCTTCTGGAACTCGTGTCCAGGGAACAATTGATTTGTCAAGTTATGTTAATGTCCCAACTGGTCAAGCAATCGCCATTGACATGGTTGACTGGATTACTCAAGACGGCACCGCCTTTTCACAAGCCGCCAACGGATTCTTAGCTGGCAGTGGATGCATTTCGATGCAACTATCCGACCAGAACCCAGGAACCCTCTTCATCCGTGCTGATGATAACTCTTTGATAGCATCTGGCGCACTTAACATCGATGACCCCAACAACATA